TCGGTCTTCGTCAAGTGCCTATTGAACAGGTTCTTGATCAAAGAGTCGATCGTTTTATCGCGATAGCGATTAGGAAGCAGGTTCGTGAGATCTAGAGAGCTGGCCATGTTTTAACCGAAAGAGATTACCTTGTGTGATCTATTTACACAAGGTACACTCTTCTGAAATTGACTACCGCGACATGATGTCGCGGTAGATGTCGCGATTATTGCTTTTGCTTGAGGGTGAGACGGTCAATGTTAGTCACGATCTCGATGTTGTCGATCGTCGCACATGACACGAATACCTCATTGGGAGCACTCTGGAGGTAAAACAGGTCACCGAAGTAGTTGGTTGGGAACAGAGGGACGATCACTACCGATGAGATCTGAGCAGCAAGCTGCTGGTGAATTACTGCACACAACTCTGTAGCATAGAAGCTTTGACCGAAGTCCCAGTTGTCGATGACGAAGTACTGGTTGATGGTAGACAGAACTGCTGCTCGAACTTGGTCACCTGTCAGTGTAGCAGTCGGCGAGAGAACTACTCTGAACGTAGCTTGAAGCTCTGGGATCGAAGCTGAGCCGAAGATCAGCTTCACTAGACCGCTGTGCATCACGACGGTATCGGAGATCATCTTGTTGTTGAGCAGAGAGCTGTAAGAGTTACGCAGGTCAAGAGAGCTCGGAGGAGTTGGCAAGATCGGAGTCAAGCCGTTCACGAAGTCCTGAACTTGAGAGTAATATCCGCTCGTCAACGCGTAGATGTCGATGATGTTTGACGTAGAAGGATCAATGAGGTTGTCATTCGGGGTAAAGTGCTGCCATAAGAAGTCAAGGTTATTACGACCGAGCTTTCTAGCGTACGCGTTATCGGAGGTTACTCCGTTGACGTAAGTCAAGCTCTCGAGGTAGGATGTTGCAACTACCGGGATCAAGTTACCGGTGGCAGGATCGATCGAGAAGTAGACGTAAGAGCTGTTACCGACGAAGGTCAAGAACTCTAGCGGATCTTGAGAAGTTCCGGCGGTAGACGTGTTGATCGCGGAGAACACGTTTGACGGAGTGATCGACAGAGCTCCGTAGTTAGTCAATCCGTTCGAGTACTTGAGGTCAGAGACCACGTTGTAGATCTGGTCACTTCCGATCGCCAGGTTTCCAGTCGCATTCAAGTTTGACTTCAGGATCCTAATCATGTCAACAACTGGAAGCTGAGTGTTTGGGTCAACGATCTGCAAGTTTTGATTGTACCAGAACTTGGTCGTTAAGCTCTCGACGGTCAAGCTAAAGTTTCGAGTAGTGATCGTCCAGTAGGCAACATTACCGCTAGAATCATCGGTACGCTCTACGATGAAGAGCCATGAAGCAATCGGATCGGTGACGTTGTACTCTAACGAGAGAGCATCAACAGAAGCGAGAGTAGTGTCATCGATCAGGTTGTAAGTTCCCGTTAAGTTAGCAGAGAAGACGAACGGAGTGTAGAGGCCGGTGTTCGTCTTGTTGATCGACACCGTGAATGCGTCTCCGATGACTGGAGTTACCGTGCTTGGGCCGAGGATGAAGCTGAGGATCCCGTCGGTGTAAGATTCACCGATCGTACCGGGAGCTTGATACCCTCGATTAGCGCTGTGCACGCTAAAGGTGCCTGTCGTGTCGGTTACCTCGATCGTGTAAACGTCGTCAGCAGTGGTGATCGCTTGGTTGACAGCTGCTGTCGTCAGTGGGTTCGGGAAGCTACCGTCTGGAGTGCCTGGGAGAGCGATCTGAAGTCCTGACGTGATCATTCTACTTGGGTTGAAGCTGATGCCAAAGCGCTTTTGCCTGATGACGGTCTCTTGGATCCCAGAGAGACCGTTGGGAGTAGGGATCAATGAGTAGAACCCGGTGATCGGGTCTTGTAAGACACACTTGATGCTCGAGTTCCAGATCAGGTGATCGGTGTCCTTGTTGACGAGAGCATATGCTGACTTTGAGAGAGCAGAGATGTCAGACAAGTTTGAATCTAGTTGAACGAGAGAGTCTGGTTCACCGTACCAGTGACGGTCAAGGTACCCTTGAAGCTTGGTCTTCTCTTGGATGCCTTGAGAGACGTCCTCGATGAACTTCAGGCGAGGCTTTAGATACGGACGAACTGGGACCGTGGTGGGACCGCTGATCGTGTTGTAGGTCAGAGAGTACGGAACGTTGTAGAACGCAAACACCTGCATGTTGTAGAGACCTGGATTAGATAGAGCAGGCTCGATCACGTCATCGATCAATGATCGAGCTGACACGGTAGAGACCCCAGCTAGAGTACTTAGGTCATAGTACATGCGAAGGTCATCACCGAAGATCTTGATGTTTTGATAAGCACCTGAAGCATCGTTCCAGTCAATGTACTTGGGTTGACCTGCGAAGGTTCTGTTGACGGCGTTCAAGCGTAAGATGGATGGATCTTGAAGCAGATAAGAGTTGTAGTCTTGCCCGTTCACCATACGGTTCTGAGAGTAGTAGACCGACGGAGCAATCGACTTTATGTGGCTAGGATCTTCAGTGACAGCTGAATTGGTCATCGAAGAAGTCAAGGAGTAGGTGAAGGTACCGCTCTCGATGCTTCCTGTCTTTGAAGTATACGCGAAGGTCATCGTAGCATCGGTAAGCAAGCTCTTCGGCACGTTGATTCCACCTGAAGCAGATGAGCGCACCCAGATGTTAAAGATCCCTGCAGGCATCGCTGCAAAGTCTCCGTCGCCGAAGATCAATCGAATCTGGTCATTCTCGAGAGTCTCGATCTCATACTTATCTTGGCTCTTCAAGGTGTTGAACACGAGGTTTACACCAGCCACGTTCGGAACCGATTGCCAAGTACTGAGAATTACTCCGTTCGGATCTACTTGTTGAACCCAAACGTCAGCATCATTGATGTTGTTGACGTTGACGTCAACCGTCTGGTTTGGAAGAGCAATCGTGAAGACGTAAGGTAACTTCTGAAGAGAACCTTGCTTCATGTACATCATGAAGCCTGTAGTATCAGACCCGTCACCGTAGCCATCATCGCCGTACATTAGGGTGAAGTAAGCATTCGGGTTTGGGTCTCTCTCGAATACACCAGCCTGGTCAACGTCAGCTGGTACCAGCTCGAACGGTAGATCTTGCCCATTCACCGAGATAGTAGACTTGATGACTCCGTTCTGGAACGCACTTGAGTTGTTTTGAGTCTCAAGAAGGTTCTTGATCTCATACTGTTGAAAGACGGTGTCATCGATCTGGAATGACTTAAACGGATTCCCGTAGCTCTGGGTGAGCACTTTGTTCATCACCGCGAAGAACTGCTCTCTCCAGAGAGCATTGTTCTGGTCATCCCAAGTGATTACGCGGTTTGCTAGTGAGTTACCTTGCGAGTCAGTCAGGTTCTCCGAGGTAGACACCGAGGAGACCTTAACTAGGCCGCGAAGCGGTAAGTTTCTTGAGGCAGTATAAGAGATCAGTTTTGCTAAGCGAAGAATGCTCTGCTTGCGAGTAGCAGTTGGCATCAAGCTCTCATGGATCGAGAGGTCAACGCGGTAGGCGAGAAGCTCAGCCGTGTATGCAAACATCTCGATGAGTGCGATGAACTGAGATGACTCGATGTAGTCATTGAAGTTCTCCGGGTACTGGAGCTTCAGGTAGTCAAGCAGAGATTGCTTGACTGCATCATAGTCATATGCAGTAAAGTTGATCTGCTCGAAAGCAGTGTAAACTTTTTCCCAGGACTCGGCGGCGTTGAGGAGAGATTGTGTGGTCATGGCTTATTTATCTGCTTTCGATCTCGATGAAAAGATCACTCGTGACGTCGAACTCGATGTAAGTGATCGAGGCGATCGCCACGAGAGAGTTGTTGTTCGGATTTTGCTCGATCGCGATTCCCTGGAGAATTACTCGAGGGTCATTTGCACAAACTGTAGTGATGTCTTCCTTGATGACGTCAATGGTGTCAGCATCATTAGGCTCAAACGTGAGGATGGGGATTCGAGTCCCGTAGGTAGGCATGTAGACCCGAGTTCCACGCACGGTGAAGATCTCATTCATCAGGTCCTCCTGGATGCAAGCTACGTTGTAGATCTCAAACGATCCCCCGTTGCTCTCGTAGTTCCGAGTAGAAAAACCCTTGTAGAACTTTTTGATCGAGGCCATTATTCTAACTCATCCTTGTCTGCTACATAAACTGGAAGCTTCAGCTGAGCGATCAAGTTGCGTCCGATGAGCAGCTTGAACTTCAACTTTGACCTGTCAATCAGTGACGTGTCGATCCCAGAGTAAGTCTTTCCGTTCCACTCGTAGGTCAACTTGACTACCGGTCGAACGGTAACTCCGCTCGCGCTCTTGGTTTCTCTGGTCCTCAAGATCTTCATCTTGTGGGTTGCCCCCGCATGCTTGAATGAAACTTCCTCGCCGTCGACGGTGATCTCCTCGGCGTGGAGAGCACAGATCGCAGCTCCGGTGTCAACTCTAGACTCGTATGACTTTGAGATCTCCTTGACCTTGAAGGTCTCGATCGTCGTCAGCCTCTCATCTGGGTGCTTCTTGAAGTGTTGGAGCAGTGACTCAACCGATGACATCACCTTTCCCTTGAACTCACCCAGCTTTTGCTTGATCTTGTCAAGCAGTCCTTCACTGATGATCTTCAGCTTCATCAGAAGCCTCTTCTCTGACGCTTGATGCGATCGGTTGCCCACTGTGCTTGCTGCTTCATCTTGTTCGTCGGCTTCTCGAACTTCTTGAGAAGGTCCGGGTCCTTGTCGATGAGATCAACCTTGAACTTCTCGGTGAGCAGATCTTCAAGGTAAGCGATGAGATCTTTGTTCTTCGAGACATACTTCTCAAGGTCAGCTTGTGGAAACTTCTCTACCCACGCCCAGTAAGCTCTTCTAGCATCCCCGGTGTGGAGGTAGTGGATCAGTGCATTCTTGTCAAAGCTATGTCCCTTTTTGGCTAGGACGTGGGTGACGAGATCATTGAACTCCTTCTCGGTGACGTCTTTGACGTTCTTCGTCAACCACCCAGCCACCAGGCTCTCAGCATTTCGGTTGTCGCGGTCTACGTTCTTCTTCAAGAACTCGATCGCGTACTCTCGAGTAAAGCAGCTTGGGTAGCCTAACAGATGCTGAGGCTCTTTCTCAAGGGCATATTCAGCAGCTTCCTTCGAGAGGATCTTCTTGTTGGTCTCGCAGAGCTTCAGGGTCTTGGTAAGTTCATTCTTGAGAGCTGGCAAGATGTCTGCATCGGTAGGTTCTTTGATCAAAGCCAAGCAACCGGTCTTCTTCGCCACCTTCTCGAACGCGTCATACAGGGCAGGCACTTCCTTCGTCAGAGTCGCGAACTCTGCGTCGTTGAGCATGTGGTCCTTCTCATCGGCGAACTGCTGTTCACCCTTTCTGAAGTAGAACTGGTACTTTCGTCCATCCTTCAAGAAGACGATGTAGAGGTTGCCTCTCTTGGAGTAATTTCCGTACTGGTTGTGTTCATCCTTGCGAGCAGTACACCACTTGGTGTTCATGCCAAAGTAGCAACTTGCTTCCTGGCTCTTCGGGACGATGACGGTGATTCCGCCGCCCTCGTAGAACTTGGTAGCTTCCTTGGCCTTGAAGTACTTGTCATCCTCAGCCTTGGATCTCTTCTGGTTCTCCTCTGTATGCTGCTTGATGGTAGTCTCGATCTCA